CCCCTGCCTCTATTGGTTCCAACGCCATGAAACGGTAGTCCCATTCGTCGCTCTCGGTCTTAAAGGATTGCAGAATGAACCAAGGGGTAACGTCGGCATTTCCATCCTCGGTTTCCTCCCCAGTGGGCGTTCCTACGACGCGGGCACAATAACCGTTCCTCATGTTCTCCAAGGCAACACCGAAGGGCAGGTTGAAGTGAGAGAGGGAATAGGCAATAACGCCCCATGTCAAAGACCGGGCGCGGGAGCAAACCCCGTCAAGCCGTGGAAGTACCGTGGCTATTACTTCGGGGTTGCTCTCCGGGCCGTCGGAGCAGAGGAAAAATTCTCGGACGCGAGTTGTTGTAGGCATGGGTTCTATTAGACGTAATTGTTCAGTAGTCCGTAAATCTTTTGGGCACTCTGCTCGAAGTCCTCTGCCAGTTTCCTTAGCGCGGGTTCATTCCCGGCAACGGTGTAGAGGTAGGGAACGATGTCATGTAGGATGACATTTCTGTACAGGAGAATGCAATTAGTAGAAGTATCAGGCAACACGGGGCGCAACGACATGGGCTTTACCATCCAGTCGCGGCCATGTAGTCCGAGATAGGTTTCAATGAAACTGTCGGCAATGCCGCCCAATTCTTCTACCGCATCATCGTATCGTTCATGATGGAATCCACTACTTGTCTGGTAATGGAGGACCTTCAGGACGGGGTAGAGTTGCAGGATGTGGGATAAATCAAGTTGCATGGTTAAATAATTTGAAGAGTGAAGGGGAAGGTGCGGGACCAGTCAACCGTATTGGAGAACTCAACAGTCATCCAGTAGGTCCCGACAGGATATTCGGCAGGGTCTAATTCAAATATATCGGTCGGAAGGATAATGGTGTCAGTAGTGCCTCCGGGTTTCACCGAGGACGTCATGCCAGACGCGACTGTCTTCCATACAGGCAAGGCTCCGGCGTTGAGCGGGGCTAACTGAATCTTCCATGCAAAGGGGCTTGACGGGGAGACGTTGACAAGAAGAGCAGAGGCATGGGAGAAATTAAACCGGAGGTCTCCCTTAAATCCTGCACCAAGAGTGAAGATGAGGGAGGATATTCCATGCTGAACTTCCAACGTGGGATTTACGCTTACCAGTTCATAGTTCGCCTTGCGAATGAACTGTCCGAGGCTTCCGTCAAAATATAATTGGTTCGTGTTCATGATGTGAATGAAGATTAGATATTCTGTTTGGGTTTGTCAACCATAATCTGCACGCGGCGCGGATAATCCGCAGAGCATGGAGCGGTGCTTGCGCTCTTTTCCCAGCCACGTTTCACGGCGATGTCGAGAACCTCCTTGTCGTATTGGTAGTCGAGGCTCACTCCGAAGTGTCCGGCGAACGCGTCATGATAGACATAATAGATACTTCTCATTTTCTTAATGGCTTTCAGGTCGCTATCGTGCCGGAACCCCCACACACTACCATCAACTATGCTGGTCCATGCAGGGTAGTCTTCGATGTTCGTCCGCTTCATTCCCATGTATGCGGAGATGAAGATGACATCCTTCTCGGTAGCTATCTGGCTAGCCATGACGTCGAGAAGGTCCGCTTCGCGCACCGGGCATTGAGTATCGAGCACCATGATGTCCATTCCCGCATGCTCTGCGGCGATGGAGAGGATGGCTTCATCGGGTGCGTCAGGGACGCGGGCAACGTTCAGCTCTTCCGCTTTGGCCCATGAAAGAACGCCAAGGTCCTCGGACATGACGGTAATGCGCTCGCCGGGGATGTGCAGGGATTTAAGATAATTGACCGTGTAATGGATTAGGTTTGATTCCCTCTCCGGCCAATGAAGGGAGGGGTTATACGCGCTAATGATGTAATGGATGTTGTTGTCCATGCCCGCCATCATACACAGAAGAAGATTCTGGTCAAGAAATTTTTAATTGGTATGACACAACGAAGGAACCCACGGAACCCATTGTGACCATTTGGCCGTGGGTTCCGTGGGTTCCGTGGGAGTTTAACGTCCTGACATTTCGATGTACGAAATCGATAAGCCAGTTGTACTGCTATATCAAAGTGTCGTGAACTGTAATCCCTTAAACCATTGATTCATTTGGGAGATTTCGGGAGCGGCAACGTAGGGGGTCCAACAGTAATAACTTCCAAGGCAGTCAACTTCTACTCCACCTATCGTGGTGTTCCATGTGACTGTTCGCATGGAAGCCTTATTCCCATTCGCCCAATATTTAATGGGGTAGCCTACATAGGCAAGTATCGAAAAGGTCTGCCATACACCAGAGGATGTTTTTCTCTCATACTTGAAGCTTAAATCGATACTTACATCCAGATAAACTGCTCCACTTTCTGATTCAATATACCACATATTATCCATAAATCCGCTTCCATAATGTGGTCCGTATGTACTGTTTTGGTATAGCCAGCCGTCGTCATAGTAGGGCCAATCGCGGGCTTCCTGCAATGTGACTTCATGTGGAGTAATTTCAGTTCCTTCCGGCACTCCCTGCCATGCGAACCAAAGTGCTGGCTCGTATACTCGATATTGAATACGAGCATCGACGCCTCCGGGAATGCCATTCTGACTAGGCAACTTCGCCGGAAGCGCGATGGAATTAAATCCTTTCAATGTGTTGAAGACTTTCCACGCGTCCACAAGGTTCTTGCACTTAATCCCCGGTTTATGCGTTGCGTTTGGTGAAATAGCTACGGCTCGACCTAGAGGTACAGGAAGCCCGGAAACCGTGGGTCCTTGGGTTCCATACCACAAACTACTTTTATATTGTTCAGTGTAGTCAGGATTATTCTTCCTCATTAAAACCGAAATATCCTTCGACGAGTTCGTGGGGAGTAAGAGGTGAGACTTCATGGTGCTACGGTAGAAACTTCTGCATATTGCCCAACGCGTCCGCTAACGCCATCAACATATCCGCTGTACCAAACGGCGGCCAGTCCAGTATTGACCAGCTGGGATTTCACGGTTGCGTCAAGACTATTGTCCTGTGGGTTTCGCTGTACCGTCAGGATGGCAATCGCGCATTTGCTCTTACCCGTTCCCTCGGCACTCTCAATCGGAGTGATTACCTCCTTACCATCCCACGGCTTATCATCAACAACCAGCTTGGCGTTCGTCACGGTATTGGCGGGCCAAGTGTATTCCCATTCAAGGAGTACGGGAAGTTCACCGTCGGTTACGATTTCCTTCTTAGCCGCGCCGTCCTTGAACCCGTCAATCTCCACCTTCTTCCGTTCGGTATCACGGAAACCGCCCGGCTCGATAACTGCGTAGGTATGCCAGTTCTTGTTTGCATCCTGCTCCTTAGTCGTCGTGACCTTGTATGGGAACTTGCCGCCACCACCGCCACCTCCAATGAAGATAGCACCACGGTGAAGTTGCTGGATATATCCGTTCCTGCCCTTGCTCGTCCTCGCAATGGGGACGGAGAAGTCCGCGCTGGTGTCTTTCTTACTAGACACGGTGGAGGACTTGCGGTCGGATTTAACATTGACATACCAGATGATGTCATCATCTAATGGGGCCTTCTCTTTACTATCCACTGCCTTCAACGTCCCCGGCGCACCACCAATTTCATGCACCTCATTATCATCAATGACAACACCGCAGGTGTACATGACCTTTGCGTTAGGCCCGGAATCCTCTGGGTCATACACAATGGCGAACATGCTCTCTTCCCGGTTGCGCATGAGGGGGTCATCATTATATACCGGGGTATGGAACGTCCCTACATCACTATCCCCATAGACAGGGGCAATCGGGTCCGGCATTGAATCAAATGGCGGGGCCTCATTAAACATCTCCGTACCCACGGGAACCGAGGGTACGGGATGATTAAAGAGGTCAGGAGCTTGTGGAATCTCGCTGTACTCTTCTGCCATATTATTTGCAGTATTCTTTGGAGGGAATTACTACCGGACCTGCATCCGTCTTGGGCTGTTCCTGCGTAAAGGTCAACCTTCCGGGGCTAACGATTACACAGGATTCTCCATTGCAGATAACTGCGCGGTCCTTACTCACATCCGCGTAGGTGCAACTACTCTGCCCCAACGCTCCAAACATAGCTAAAGCTCCAAGGGCGGCACTAATAATCCCGGAGATGATGGTCTTGTACTTGCCGGGTACACCAAGCTGGACGCAGTACTTCGCGGTCAGCTGGGCGAAGATGTCAGCCTCTCCCTTGATTAGTTTGCCCGCCATAAGCATGAAGGGCATCTTCTTAACTGACGTGAGCTGGTCCCACGGGGTGGGAAGTTCAGCCATGCTATAGAGCTTGGCCGCGACTTCTTCTTGTTCATCGAGATTGTTTCTTTCCATGTTGTTGATTAGATTGTTTGTGGCCGGAAGATGTCACGACAGAAAGTGATACCTTTCGGAGTTAGTTTACTTTTAGTTTGTTTCCTCGACCCCCTCACTCCCTCGTATTCAATATACCCTTTTTCTTCCAGCTTGCGCAGGACATAGTAGAGAGATGATATCTGGATGCGAGTACCCCTGCTAATTTCCGGGTTACTATGCTCACTCTCAAATCCATTGGCGTGCATGTACAGAAGGACACGTATGTTATCAACGGTGAGGGAGAAGTCAAGGAGGTCAATATTCAGAAGGAGGCCGAGCAAGGTTTGTTGATTGCTCTGGCCCTTCTGTATGGTTCTGGTTGTGGAGTAGGTCGTTCTCATACGCCAGAGCTATCTAAACCCAAATGAGAAAGGAGGTCAAGCAAATTGTACGCAAACCGTGTCCTACGACCGCGAGGGTCGCTATCATCACGATACCGTACACGTTGAACCTTGCCCCGCTTGAATAGGGTGGTCAGATACGCCGGAGACTTCAAGCCCGTAGATTCCAATGCGGTAGCTACATCAACGTACCCTTCCGGGATGCTGTCATATAGACCTTTGACCTGCATCTGAATATATTCATTGGCTCCTTCCCCTTCCCAGTACATGGTATGCCCACAACGAACGTGTTTGACCTTCAATCGGTTCAGGGCGTGAATTACCCATACGGAGCTTCTCCCGATTTTATCGGCAATCTCCCCAGTGGCAATGTAGCCCTTCGGTATATTCTTTACCGGGGGAGTACTATGCCGTGGCCTCCGTGGATGTTTCAATCCGGGATGGACGATTAGTCCTCTACTGTTCTTCTTCATGCAGGGGTAAAGTCGTTGTCGTTATTGTTCTCGATGATGTAGTAGAAGAGAATACCGAGAAGGAATCCGATTAGTGTGTACATACGTTTAGCGTGAGAATTTGACTGCATGGTTCAATGCGTCATTAGGGATTAGAAGGATTTCATCCCCAGTCGTATAGCTACCATTGTAGGGTACGACGAAGGAATATCCTCGTTTAATGATTGTGTCGAGTAGCTCTGTGTCGGAGGCTAGACCAACTTCGATAGGAGAGAGAATGCGCTCGTCAATAAGATATTGGCGAAGCCCTTTGATTTGTCCAATGTATGGAAGGTTCATGAGATGAAATGTTATGCGGCGAGGTCTCCCTCCGCGATTAGTATGGAGTTAATGGGGAGGACGAATCCTCCCCCGCTAATGGTTGTCCAGTGAGCGTTCATTTTTCTTGGGACTTCATAGTTAATACGAAGCTATTCCAGCGGGCTACCGCTTCTTCGCGAGTGAGGCCATGAATGGAAATGCTATGAGGAAGAAGCTTGGCCCCGTTGCAGACGACATAGCAATGTTCCTCTCCGGGATAGATGGTTTCCCCCACGACCTCCGGGATTTCTCCGCAGTAGGGGCAAGGACGTGGACGGGCGTCGCAGGCTTCAAAATGCCGTCGCACCTCTTGCCCCACTCTTTCGGTAAACATATCAACAATATGCTTCGGCACGATTCCTTTGACCCTGGAATCCGTGGAACCTTCGTCCCCGGAATCCGTGGCTTCCTCGTAGTTCAATGGATGGTCCAGCCCCTCGTCGAAACAGGAAGCACAGGGTCCCACGGTTCCGGGCAAGTCCCCGTACTTACAGGTAGCGCAGGGGGAGGGGACATCCTCTTCATCCTCTTCCGCTTCTTCATATTCCGGGTACTCAATTCCCCGCTCCTGTCGGCAATGAGAGCATGGAGGATTGCAACGGAGGTTATCCCGGTGAGTGCAAGTATTGCACGGTTCGATGACATCATCGTTCTCGTCCGTACCTTCGGCACATGGCGCAGATTCATCTGGGGTATAATTCTGATAGCCGTTGCAGGAGATGCAGGGTTCCTCTAGGATAGATACCCCCTTATGTTTACATGTCAGACAGGTAGGACCAGCCATCTCGGCTTCCTTCTGCTTTGCTTCTTCCCGCTTCAACTTCTCCATCTCTACCAATTTGTTGGTGTCGACGGTGTAGCAGGGAAGTCCGGGAGTGAGAGCACACTTCTGGCAGGGGGATTGCACCAGCAAGGTATCACGAAATTTGCAGAGGGAGCACCTCCGTGCATCCTCGCTTGCCGCGGTGTCCGTGGATTCCGTGGGTTCACTGGGTTCAAAGTGGCTAAAGTACATGTCACAACTGGCGCAGGGTTCCGCGGTTTCGGGGAGGTCACTGTATGCGCAGGTCCAACAATTTGGTTCGTCGTTCATTTTCTTTTGATGTGTTTCTTAATGGTTTCGATTACCCACAGGGTGAATAGGGCGAGGGCGCACAGAGCAATAGCACCCCATGCGAGGATGTCAGTAATACTAACAAATATCGTTGTGGTCATGGTTAGTCAATTAGTTTGAGGTCAAAGAACATAACGGTGTTGAAGTAGCTAGTGGTCACTCCATCGATAGCTACCCAGCCGTCGCTGTCTTCATCATCGTAAACCGCGTACTCCTGATAGGGCGTAGGCTCTTCGTCGTAGCTTACCCAGCCACGAGGAATGTATTGTACCCTATCCCCTCTCTTGAACGGTCGCCGGGGTTTGGCGGTGTTATTGCAACTGGCGCGGACAGATTCTTCTGGCGCATCTAGAACTTCTTCTGGCGCATCTAGAACTTCTTCCATCTGGTAAGCAGAGGCCCACTCCGCTAATCCTCCCGAATAGCATACCTTGTACGGGTAGAAGTCCTTTTCGTTGTCGATTTCCACGACGCGACCGCAAGGGCCGTAGTCGACGCGGACAATCATTCCGAGTTTAACTTGATTCTTTTCCATGTTAGAATTTGATGTTTGGGTATTCGCGGTAAAGTCGATAGCGGGTCATCCACATGAAAACCCCTGTGGTTATGTAGTTAGATAAAACAATAAAGAGATACCATGCGGCAATCCATGCGGAGATAAGAGAGAGGACATAAAGCGGAGGTGCGGGAAGAGTGTAGAGGCACTCGGCAATGATACTTACGGTCAGTCCGATTAGCCCAAAGATAACCCACTGAACCGAGGTATTGAAGATATGGTTATATATGTTCTCCATTTCCTTGCGCTCATATAGGGTATACTCGCTTCCTCTCGTCCGGTAGCTATTGGTCTCAATGCCAATGAGCTTCAAGTGAGCTTTCAGCCTCTTGGCCATCTCGGTGAGGGCAGTACCTCCTAAGCCGCGGAGAGCTACACCCGCAAGCGCGAAAAGGCCTGCAAGCGCGAAGTATTGTGTGGTTGATAGATGCAATGTATTCATGATTAGTTTACCCTTTCAAGTTCCCACGGCCATTCAGAAACATCTTCATATTTGAATTGTTCTACTTCATTTGTTTTGAGACAAACCCCGAAAAACATTGATTCATTTCTATAAATCTCTGTTACTCGGAAATAATGATAGCCTGAATTACTTTCGTTTACTACTAGTTCATCTCCTATTTGCAATGTATTCATGGTTACTCGGCTTGCTCCATTCCCCACGGCCATTCAACTATCCTGCCGGGTTCAATGCTTCGCCCATCTTCCAACAGGATGCGCATGGAGACACGGGTTCTTCCTGCAACGATTCCGGTATGCCGACGGAACATACCGTCGAAGTACTGGATTTCGGCACCGGGTTGGAGGCGCAGAAGCGGAGGACAATGGTCAATGAAGAATCGAGCATTATTCCATGCCTCTTCATACGCTGTCTCCGGGTCATCGTTATCACATCCTTGCACGGCCAGTGAGCAACTCACACATTGAATGAACTCGTAGTTACCCTTCCGTCTTTCTTCCAGCAGACCACCGCAGATAGGACAGAACAGTGAGGGATGTTCTTCCTCTGGGAATGCCTCATCAAAGGCCTTCTCAACTACTGCTTGCGATTCTACGGATTCATCGCGAAAAGAGAATTCGCTCTTGGTAGGAATGTTCGTTGGGGCCGAGGTATTGGCTTTAACTATCTTCGGGCTAAGGTCTGACATATAAACGTGTGTCAAGCCATTGGCCTCGTCAATAACAATCTTGGTTATCTGTTTGGGGTTTGATGTCTTGGACATGGCACCACCATATAATAATTTTATTATTTGTCAAGAAATTATTTTAATAAAAATCCCCGGAGGGGTTAGCCTCCGGGGCGATGTGCTACTTGCGCTTCCAGCCAAGTAAGTCAAGAAGTTCGAGTAAGCTCATGATTATCATCCTTTTGTGAAGAAGTTAAAGAAGGATAGTGTACCGCTATCGGTGAGTACGAACTGGGGATATTGGTCAGGGGTAAATATTTTTGTACCCCCGGAATCCCCGGTAGCCTCGACAGTCAGAAGGACTGCGGGCACCTTGTCCGTCGGGCTGGATGGAGATGGAATATCTCCCAATCGTGCCCAAACTTGGCACGCTTGCCACTGTTCGTCAAGAGCGGCAATGGCCTCGATAGCCTTGGCTATTGCAGGTATCTGCTCATCCGGAACTGTGGTCTCACTGTACTGGTCAAGGTGCGTAAAGCCCAGTGCGTCCGCGTAGATTACACTCATAATGAGCTTGGTCCAGTCGCCGGGCTGTGGGAATTGAATTTGTATTTCTGCGTTGTTCATGCCTGTTCAATGGGGTTGTTAATATCCACAAAATCCGTGGCTTCCTCGGATTCAATGGCATCGACGGCCATTGCTTCCAGTCCATAAAAGACCGGGTTCGTGCCTCCCGGCTGGTAATAAGTGTACTCTCCGATTCCCGCATAAACAGAAACGTTGCCACCCGCATTATTCACAACATCAGTCACCCAACTGGAAATGCCGACGCCGGTCTCAAACGTGGAGACGCCACGGCAGGTGGCAATTTTATACAGATTATTCGCCTGACCTCCGGTGAGCATGAGCCAGAGTGTACCCAGATTATCATACTGGGCAATATTGGCCGAAGCGTTCTGCTGGTAAATAACCTTGGCAATCGTCCAAGGAACAGGCTCGTTCGGACTGGCTGGGATGAAGCTGGTGGTGGTTTTCACCTGCCAGCCCGCCGTAGAATCGAGTGCGTAAATCTCACGCACCCGCACCGTATAACCGTTGCGCTGGGTATCTCTGACGTTGTCAAAGGTAATATCCAGAATTTCGCCATGATTGTACGCCAAATCGTTTGCCGGAATAATACTGTAAGAATCTATGGAAAGGTCGGAACGAACCGTCTTCGCGCCACGGCCGATACCAAAGGTCAACTTTGCGGCACCAGTAGCACGCCAAATGAAAGAAAACCCGGAGAAACTGGAATAATTCCATTGGGGATTGCTCACCTCAAATTTCGCCTGAATGGTCGAATGAGTATCCTTGGGAACCGTAATTCTAGCCAAATGGTATGGGACTGTTTGGGTCACCGTCGAAGTCCCTGTCTTGGTAATGGTCGCCGTATTGAGGAAAGCATTAGTGGTCAGGATGTTCGTCTCGCCAGCCAATCCCAACGCATAAAAGCGATTAACCGCCCCCGTATCCGTCGGTGCACCCACGGTCAGAGGGATGTTAATCCCGGCGTTGGCATTGGGAGTTTTGCGGAACGACATAACCCCGCCCACGTCAATGGTGCCGTGCATACGGGTTTGGACGTTGAACGTAACTACCCCGTTATGGTTTTCATTTCTGTAGACCCACAAGTCCCCCGCCCCATCGATGGTCAATGTCTTATCGTTGACGTTATTGGGGTCAGTTATGGAGAGGAAACCGTTGGATTCTTCGTAAATTATGGCTCGCGTAGGACCGCTCTCCTTACCAAAAAGGATGCACTTCATCTTCTCGCCAGTGGTGGCAACGAAGCTAATGCCGTCATCAAAAGTGGTGGGGTTTTGGAACTTGACAGGAATCGCAACGTCCATGTGGGAAGCGTTCGTCCCTTCAATGACTGCGGCTCCGTTACCATCGCCGTGGATTTTCACCGCGTCTGCCCCCTGTCCGAGAACTAAAGGAACTTCGTTTCCGAGAACTACTCCTGCCGTGTTGGTGAAATTCCATGCCCCGGTGATATTCTGGTCTAGGGAGGGGTCAAACCCCGCACCCTCACCGGAGCCTAAACTAAAATTTCTGATGGAGACAAAGTAGCCCGCTTCTTCAATCGTACTGCCGAGAGAAAGAATTGCAGAAGTTTCAGTTGCCACAAAGACCAGCTGGTCAGTAGTCTTGCCGCCAGCAAGGAATGCCTTAGGATTGTTGTCGGCTCCTACGCTAAAGAGCGCATAGCTGAATTCTGGATTAGGCTTCGTTTCCATCAAGCCACCCAAGTCAGGATGCACATTGATAGAGTAGAGCTTACCGCTTTCGAGGTTGGAGATTTTGTAGAAACCTTCGGAGACAGGACCATCACCGTCCAGCGGGAGGGCCTGATACTCTTGGTCGTAGTCGAACCCCAGCGGGTGAAGTGCAATCGTCGCGTGTGCACTTTCGACGGAGGCGTTCTTGTCCTGCGCGTTAGTGGGGACAACGAAGTACTTACCGTTGGGAGATGCAATCTCAATAACCTGTCCCGCGACCGAACCATTGATGATGAACTGTTCCGGCGTAATGTTGGACCACAGTTCGTCAGTAGGAGCGGTAGCGGAAAGCTTGAAGAGACAGGGAGAACTGGAAGCAAGAAGCCACGCGGTGTGCGTGTCGGCATCGCCCAGCTTATAGGTTACGCCCGGTGTAATAGGAGAACCGTTGACGTAGTTTTCAATATTGATTTCAGAAGAACGTTTACGTGCCATGATAGTAAAAATTTGGGGCTGAACCCATAGAAGTTTAGCTCATGAGTTCAGCCCCGTCAAGGTTTAATTATTGGTTATGCGATATTTCCAACGAAGGTAATCACCGCAGTCCCTTTAAAGGTCCCGGCATCACCGCCCGTAGGAATCTGGAACGAGGCAACGGCGGCTCGCTGTCCCGCACCAAGAGCTGTTCCCTGTGAAAAGATAAGAGTTCCTCGAAGGTTCTTACCAGTCACAATACCCTGTGAGGCCGTGAGAGGAAGAAGACCTTGCGCCCCTGCTTCCCCAACTACGTTGGTAAGGACTACGTTCTGGTTCTGGATAGTGATGTTGCCATCGTATTGGAATTCAGGTGCGGCGGCCTCTGTCACGAAGTCCACGCGGTAATATCCGGCAGGGGTAGGACCTACAAGAGCTACGTCGGAAACGGTGTCCGAAAGGGTCGTAAGCTGGGGAGCGGTAAAACCCTCAATCCCCTGCGCGGCTACGATGTCAACGTTAGCCTTTACTGCTCCATCTACGTATACCCACGCTTTCGTACCGGTGGAAGTGAAACGAGTGGTCCCTGCGGCAGTTACAAACGGAGGTTCTTCTATTGCATCTGCAATGGTATCTCCTGTCTTGACAAATACGGTTACAGGGACTTCCGCACTTACTTTCAATTCATACCCCGTATTTGCGACTAAATCACCGATACTATACCACTTGTCAGGTGATAAGTCTGCGGGAAGAGTTGCTTCTTCGGGGGCCGGAATTTGGTCAGCCTTCATAGTCAAGGTAATCTCCGCGCCCTCAAGGGCATCGATGCGGAGGTAAGCGTTAGTCTGACCACCTTCCGTCGCGAAGTAGAAAGCACGGCCAGAAAGATACCCTTCGGCTTCCAACTGCTCCAACGCCTCGTCTTTCGCGATGACCACATGCGGGCACTTGGTAGACGTGACAATAAACTTATACCGAGTAGCCTCGGTCAGTCCGGTAAGCTGATAGATTTGCCCGCGAGCGATAGTTGCATTCTCTGCGGGAATGGGAAGATTTACTACTGCCATAATTATTATTCGTTAAGAGTTGCTACTGTTTTAGCTTGATGAATAAGGGGAGTTAAAGTTATTCCCCTATTCACGGGAATGTGCGCAGTATCCGACGCAGGGATAATAATATCTCCATCATTCACTAATACACTTTGAACACTATTTTCAACATCAATACCGAAGTAAAGAACTTCGGGTTGATTAGTGGGAATAGACACCAAGTGCTTAACTCCCATAGCTACGGGAATTGCTTGCACCGCCAGAGGTGTTGCGGCACGGACTTCTAGGGTTAATACGGTCCCCGAAAGAGATTCCGTAACAGTTAAATTCCCGGCGGCTTTGAGATGTGCTTTGAACTCCCGGTTTACGAGGGAAGAACCTTCGGCAAGGGTCTTCTCGTCCTCCGTCAGTTTGACGACAGGAACTCCCCTATCACTGGTGATAGTAATAAGAAAGTCTCCTTCCTTGCTGGGAATGAGCGTATTCTCAACTCCTGATTCGAGGACAACTGGTTCTGTAGTGGGAACGTCGATTTCCATACTAGTTAAAAAGGTTATGCTCCAAAGCCAGAGGCGATAATGGCACCAATGTCGGCACCTTCTGCTAGTTCTTCGGCTTCTTCGGTTTCGGTTTCCTGTTTAGGGGATTCAGTTTCTCCTTCGGTCTCGTCCTCGTCGTCGCTATCATCGTCACCTATTTCTTGGTCCTCGATAGAAACAATCTCAATAGACTTGCCGTCATCTGAAACAACGCCAACTCCCATGAGCTGAACATCATCCCCCGGTTTAAGGTCTCCAAATTTTTCAGGGTCATACGTAATCTTCATGCAGATAAAAATTGAGGCGAGCGGGTTCATCCCGCCCGCCTTGGTTTAAGGGTTATAGGTTTAGGCTTAGAGGCCAGATACTACCGCAGGGGTACTTACCAGAGAGCCAACGGGCTTGCCGTCAGCACCAACGAGTTCGCGGCCAGCGGTCGTGCGAATGTGTCGGATGACTACACCGTGACGCGGGAAGACAGGCATCGGAGCGGCAGAAAGCGTCGCGATGAACATGCCCTGCGTACCCATGTAGTTATCGCCGTTGTCCTTGTTGTTCACCCAAACCAGCTCACCAGCGTAAGTCACAGGGTCCCACTTGGCCTGACCGTAGGCAGACACCGGACGAGGAACGAGGGACTTGTACACGTCCTTCACAAAGATAATCGTATCTTCATACGGGGCGTTCATGTACGCGGGGTTCGGCACATAGCGGTTACCAACAGTCGTTTCCACCTTGATATACTGGGGAACTTCCACCCACTTCTGACCAGCCGGCTTGCTGTCGTCGAAGGTGTAGCGGGGGTTCATGTTGTCCACGATGTAGGTAAAGCCCTTGTACGTCCACTTCACGCCCAGCTGACGCAGGAGGGTAGCATCCTTGCCTTCCGCGGCCTCTGCGAAGTTCCAGTCCTTGCGGATAACTTCGTTGTGACGCAGGATGAAGTCCACGGTGTCCTTAGACGTGTAAGCCAAGAAGACAGGGGAACCTTGGTCCATCAGAGCGGCAGATTCGCCAGCACCTTCATTGATGAGCAACTGCCAAGCTTGGTTCATCAGGTCGTCGTTCAGAGCGGCTTCGGGCTTAACTTCCGGCATGGAGTTAATATCGTTGCTCACGACATCGAGACCAACAACACCCGCCTTCGTGGGGATGAGTTTGTAGCTGGCGATGTTGATGTAGCTCTGACGGTAGAAGCGAGACCAAGTATTACCGACGGCACGGACCAACTGCTTCACCGCATTCTCGGCCTGTTGCTTAGCCTGCCAAGACTGACGCATACGGAGTACGTCCAGTTTCTGGGAGGAAAGCCTCGTGATGAAGCGGCTGTAGGAGTATTCCGTAGCCCCAGTATCATTTACCGTAATCGGAATCTGGTTGGAGGTGGAAGCGAGGTTAATGTTCATCCATTCGGCACGGGGGTCCGTAGCACCGAAGGTTGCGATGCGCCCGGAATCACCAACACCGTCAGTCCATTCTCCCGTCATAATCATCTGGGAGTTCCACGGAGAAGTACGAGCAAAGGTGCTGAACATGTTGGCGTTAAGAAGGTTGGTCATCGTGACCAGCTTCAATTCTTGGGCCTGAATATCGTTAGGAGAAGTAGCCATTTGTAAATTAAATTTGGTTTAATTTGCAACGCCTAGTTCTCTTTGGAAGATTTTGTTTTGGGGTCTTACGCGGTCATGGCAGGGTCAGGACCAAGAATTTTCACACCTGCATAAAGGTTTGTTTTGGTTTGCTCGCGGGAAAGCAAGAATGGGACACCGCATTTGATGCCCCATTCTTGTCATAAAATTACCAGTATGTCAAGGAAAATTTATTATAATCCGAAGGCACTACCAATAATGTCCCCGACTGCGGTCGGCCCGGCGGGTGGCTGGGTCTCTGGGGCTTTGGAGCTACCACTGTTAGCGGAGGGGCGGGCCTTGCGGAGTTTGGCCACCTTCACGTTGAGAGCCTCGATTGTCGCGCGAGCATCTGCCAGTTCCTTAACCATGAGTTCGGCCAGTGCGCCGTCCATGAAGGAACCATTATTTATCTTGTGAGCAAGATGGCGGGCATGCTTCACATTCTCTTCGGTAATCTCCGTGGTCATGCCCAGTTCCTTGGCGCGTTCCTGCATCGCTTCCAACGTGTAGTTGTCGAGATTGACGGTGTAGGTCCCGGCCTCCGACTTGCCGCCGCGACTGGCCTTCAACTCTTCCACATACTTGTCGGCTTCGGCCTGATAGTTTCCGTGGGCGACAATGGCCGCGTCGCGGACCTTAGCCATGCGGACAAATTTGAACACGGCAGAATCGCTGATGCCCAGTTCCTTCCCAATGGCTTCATACGCTTCTTCCCGGTCGTACTCGTCGAGGTCAGGATTAAGGGCAACTTCATTCAGCTTGTCCATGTCCAGAGATGCACCAGAGGCGCGGGCAATCTCTGCAAGTTTGGCGTTAGCCTTATTGTACGGGGCAGTTACATTGGTCTTGTATTCTTCGGTTGCGGTGAAGGCATAGCCGCGTACAATTTCTCGCAGAGATTCAAGCTCTTCATTGTTGGGAGAGGATTTACCCGCTTCTTCCAACTTGGCCTTCAAGTCCGCGATTTCTTTCTTCGCGCCCCTCAACTGGACGCGCATTTCAGCGAATGCCTTGCTCGCGGCCTTGCTCGCTTTCTGTTCCTTAGGACCGTTGTTCTGTTCTTCCTTCTTCCCTTCTTCGTTTTCTTCCTCTTCGTTTTCTTCCTCTTCGTTTTCCCCCTCTTCGTTCTGTTCTTCCTCGGTTTCCTCGGATTCCGTGTCATCCGGGGGAACCGGGGTTCCCGTGGTATTGACTACTTCATCATCCGCGATGCGAGGCCCAGCATCTGGCATGACTACCGTACCATCCGGGGATTCAATGGGAGCCGTGGGGTTAGCGGGATTGGAGGGTTGAGTGGAATCCGTGGAATCCGGGGCGAACAGGGTCTGTTCGAAAACGTTATGTATGTCGTTGTGAATAGCACCATCTATGATGCCCTCCGCTACTGCGGGAATATTTACGTTGTCCATCTATGTATTACCTGTTGGGTGAAAGTGAGTTAATCCAAGCGTTACGCTCGGTCATGGGATGATTCATCATAGTTACCGGGGATTCGGTTTCTTCATTCTCTTCGGCCAGATTGAAAAGAGCGGCGATGACGGATTTGGCCCCTGCCGCGAAAGCCCCGTTTAATGCGGCGGCTTCCATTGTGGGCTGTAATGTCGCATTGAGTTTTGACTGAACAATGCAGAGAGCTTCTTCCATTACCGGGTCATGCAGGAGTTCAGCAAGGCGGCCAGTCGCCGCCTTGTTGCTTTTGAACCCTTCGACAGTGTAGGTAGGAACTGCCTTCATCGTGCACCTCCCAGCGATTGAGCCGCTTTAGCATTGGCTTCTACGGCGTTACGAGTAATCTCGGCATCCTGCTTTTCCTTAGCCAACTGGATTTCAGCTTCCGTCTTCATGCGCTTCAATTCAATTTCGGCTTCGGCTTTCATCTGTTCAGGAGTAGGTCCTTCTTGGGGAGCCGCTTCTTCGTTCTGTTGCATCGCTTCCAAGGCCCGCATGCCGTTGGTAATAACCTCGTTGCACCTCTTGACCAGTTTCTCGTACTGTTCAAATTCGGGGACAACTTCCTTGGCGGCCTGCAAATAGTCCATGTGTCCTGCCAACTGGGCGACCAGAAGCTGTAGAGGTTGAGCTAGCTGGGCCATCTCTTCGGGTTCCAGCTGTGCGTCCGGTAGCATGGACATGATGAAGTTGGCATGCACTTCCGCGTGCGTCCTGTGGTCCTCGTTCGGCATAACCGGAACTTCCTGACCTGCCATGAGCTGGTTGTTCTGGATGGATGCGATAGAGGCGGCCACGGTTTCGGACGGGTTGGGGTCATCCTTCAACGGCATGAACAACTGCGCGGTGCGTCCATTCGTTTCATTGGCAATGGCCATGCGGATGAGACGTTCCTGCCCAGCTCGTGGCATGAACTGCATGTAGTTGAGACACTGACGGAGAGCCATTGTACGGCGAACCTTACTGCCCGCACCGATAGGCGGGAGAGCGGTAACGCTGTCAAGGTCGATAGCGAAGAAGGCATCCCTTGGCACACCTGCTTCGTCCAGACGTTGGAGCATGCGTTCACGTTCCTTAAACCCGCCAATCCCTTCATCGTAGTCCTTGCGGATGATACGGCGAACGATTTCACGGAGAAGGATGGTCATGTGCTCCAAGAGCATATCCATGATGTTATTGCTGACCTTGCTCGCATTGCCCATACGGATTTCAGCTTCCAGCTGGGTGCGGCCCATGCCTCCATCAGCATTCACGTCAATCTCGCCCAAGCGTTCCCGGATTTGGTTCTGCAAGAATGCGAGGGGAGTTCCAGCAACTTGTTGCAGATTCGGTACGGGATTAGGAACCACTTGCGTTGACGGGTCCAAAATGGTATAGGCCCCCATCGGGTTCACCATTGCGGAGAGACGGGAGGTTTCATTGGTGGCAGAGACGTTCAGAGCCATGCCGAGGAACGCCGCGTCCGTCGCTTGGTTCATCAACTTGTCAATGACACGAGTGTGAGGCAGAAGGTCATTGCCATATCCGCGAAGGGCATGAATATCTCCATTGGTGCTACTACCCAGCGGGAAGAGGACGAACGCTTCTTCCATAGAGTTGTAGGCTCCTTCCTTGGTGTAGAGGAACTTGGTGTCGTCTACATCACGGTTCTGGTCGCGCTTCACATCCTGACCATTGCCGCCGCTTCCGTTGACGAAGAAAATGGAATGAGTAACCGTACCGTTGAATTCGCGTACCCACATGTGGGCAATCGGAATACTGGTTCCAATTACGTCGGTCAGGGTGTAGTCTCCGTTTTTGAGCATCTTCTCGGTCTCCCAAGAAATGCGCTGGGGCTGTACTGTCTGATTGTAACTACAGGTCTTCAACACCTTCATGACCTCTTCCACATCCCAGCCAGCTTCCCTTGCGGTCTGCGGGTCACGAATGAAATCGTAGAGTTCATGGGCACGAAGGGTACGAGTAGCAAACACAACCTCAAGGGTGCTACTGTCCGGCTTAACCTTGCGTTCGAACGCGAACTCGTTCAGACTACCTGCCTTGAAGTACCAAGTGTCAGGGTCCTCAAAGTAGGCAAGGCCGAAGCCGTGGAAGGAGAAGTTGTGAAGAAGGTCTGTCATGATGGAAGTGAATCCCGGCATGGACTTGACCATCTTCGTCACCTCGGTGGAAAGGAGGTCTGAATAAATGGGGCGACGAGCATTATCTCCGAAGGTGGTTTGCACCGAAACAAGTTCGGGGTTATCCCACACTTCGCGGAGGCTAGCCGCCACCTTTTCACGAACAATCCGCATCGTGCGGAAGTTGTAGTTGGTTCGATAATTCTGACCAACTGCGGAAAGGGCCATTGGGTCATACGGGCGTTGTCCGTCCAGCTCTGCCTGTGCCTCTGTCCTCGCTTGCATGGATAGCTGGTCAGCGGTGAGGCAGAAGTAGAGCAAGGCGCGGGCTTGGTCAGCGGTCGGAACCCTTCGCTTGAGAAGAGTTCCGTTCTCGTCAACCACGCCAATAACCCCCGGACCTACGGGAGCATTTGCGTCTGGTTTCGGCATATCTACTATTTGTCAATTTCGTCTTTACCCTCAACCGCATCAGCCTTCATGGCTTTCTTGGTCTTGGGCTTCACAGGTGCAGGTGTAACAACTTTCGCGCTGGGTGTCAAGTCTTCTGCTTCACTTAAATCCTCGCGGGCTTTAGTTGCTCCACCTACTTGCTCGGACTGTCCCATCATATTGATAGATTCCGCTTTGATGCTGGCGATAGATACCTCGGCAGGGGTCGTCACCGTGACTTCGCCAAGAACTTGGGGAAGCTTAAAGTTGTCCGCGTCGGGGATTTCACCAACGGTGATGAGGTCGTCCCAGTTCTCCACGTTGAAGCACTTCTCGGTCAGCACCTTGTCAAGGAAGAGACGGAAATGCTGGGAGATGGTGACGTAGGGAACTCGCTGGGGATAGAGCTTCGCCAGCTGGCTGGACATGACGAAGGTTCCGTCCACGGTGCGAGATTCGTAGGAACCTTCGGTAGCGGGAACGGTGAAGTATTTACCCGCAATAACCGGAGCCTTCTTGCGATAGAACGTTGCATCCAGCGTATCAATCGCGCCGGGCTTAAACTTTTCATTGCCGCGTTCGGAAACCCAAATGATAGCTCGTTCGTCCGGCGCGTTCTCGTAAGCCAGAGCCTGTTGCAGTCGGGCGAAGAGATGAGTAACGAGAGCGTAGCTACCCGTGACAGGGGTCAGCAACTCAATCGTGCGAAGGTCCCGGAACTGATTCTTCAAGATTTTAATCATGGGTTCAGCGGCGGCCTTGGCCCGGTAAGGGAGCAGGAGCCAAACATCGTGGTCGCCACGGCTGGAAGCCGCAACGCTGTCAGTGAGGTTCTGTGCAATGTTCGCGCCGTTGATAAGGACGCGAGGTTCACAAGGGATTGCTATTGTAGCCATTGTCGTTTATTTTGTTTTAGTTGCTTTGAGGGCGCGGCGTTCAGCCTGTATGCCCAAGGATGTGTCCGCTTGAGGCGGCAGGATATTGAATGCCCATTCAGTTACCAACTGCTGGAAGAGATACCAGCGGAAGTAGAGCTGGGATTCGACGAGAGGCTCATACATTAGATAGGAGAAGAAGGGGTACTTTCGAGGACTGCCCGGAGTTAGCGTGAGGGGTCTAACGAGTGGGGTTTCCGTACTATTCGAGAATATCTTTGTCCGAAAGTATTTAGGACGCACTCCATGCACCGGGTCAACATCCTTAAAGGCCATCACGTGTGTAGGGTTCGCCCGGTCGGGGTAGGGGTGCATGACCTCGCCACGTGTAGGCGCAAGCCTCGCGGACTTCCCGTTCACCCACGCAAGGTAGTAGGCACGGTATCTCCATGCTTTTCCCCACACCTCCTTATCCCGTGCTACCTCATGGAAGACGGCGGCATTCTCACTTATCGCCATTGTCGGACGTAGGTTTCAGGTTTTTATCCTCTTGTGCGTCTGCAAGGTAGTTGACGAAGTTAATGAAGGTAGCCGCGTCAAATTCGGGCAGTTCGTTCTTGTAACTGGCATACGCGCTTGTATTCGCCATCGGGATTGCGGGCCAAGGTTTATATTCCTTAGTCAGCTTCTCGGCAATACTGCGTAGGAACTGACTATATTCCTCCGACGGTGCGATGAGGGAAAGGAAAGCGTCTGCCCCGTCAGGGCTACCGGAGGTCTCTACCTCCCTGTCAAACGTCAGCGGGTCGTCCGCGTACTCGACATGTGAGAGTTTGGCGTTGTACTTACGCGTTCTCTTGACGGCCTTCTTGTACTTCTTCGCGTGTTCGCGAAGCTTGTCAAGGTCATCGAGCCACAGAGGAACCTGTTGCCACCATGAACGCATAGCTTCTACCCGCAAGCGGATAAGATAGGATGAGCGCATGATTTGGGTCAGGCATCCACAATGGTGTTGCTTGCGCGTTAATTGCAGACGGTTCATCGTGACCACATTCCCACATGCACATTGCGCGACATACGGATATCGGACATCGTGGGAGTACCCAATGACCGTTAGAATTCCCTGACTATGACCAACAGGCAACGGTTCATCATCCGTTCCCATATAATCGGGGAACGTTTCTGGGGTCTTCACTTCCTCCGGCAAACCCATAAGGGCTACCGGGGTCCAACGACGGAATACTTCCTGTATGTTTTCGGGTTTCGGCATGGCCCCACTATACGCGAATGGACGACGTTGTCAATGTTATTTTTCGTCAGCTTCGGGCTTTTCGCCCTTCTTCTTGAGCTTCAAGGTGATGGTACGGGCCGCGCTTCCTTCTTCCAGTTCAGGGCGAGTGCCATCCTTGTTCAGAGTTACTGGTCCACCCTGCAATCCCATCTGCGTCACTATCTCGGTTTGTTCCAGCTCGAACTGCTGAATAACCTGTGACAGTAGGTCCATGTCGCGCTTCGCAATCGCTTCGTTAAACTTCTCCCACAGGCCGTGGCTTCGCTCCATGATAGAGAGGAAGAGAGGTACATCCTTAATTGATTGTATCTCTGCGTCAGCCATGAAGGAAGCGACACGGGAGAATCCACTGTTCATCAGTTCTTTGTACTGACTACTCATGGATTCAACGATGTCAAGCTCTATCTTCGTCCTCGCCTCTTGGCGTTGGAGGATGCGTGCCTGTGTGTTCTGCGTGTACGTATTGAGAAGTTCATTGCGGATAGCCAGTTCCTCCTTCGAGAGTTGGACGCTATCAACAATCTTATCAACACGTTCACGGGGGAGGCCAGTAACTTCCGAGATGACAGGAACCGGGGTCCCTGCCTTGTACATCTCAATGGCCTTCCTTATAACGGTGTTCTCGTTAGTGATTGGTTTGGGGGCGGCTATCTTTGCGGCGGCTCTTAGGTCCATAGCATGTTCATTGCGGCGGTTACGTCGGAGGCAAAGGTGTCGCGGGCAGGAGCGGAGGCAGGAGCGGGGGCATTGCCTCCGACGAAGCCGCCGAGGTACCTGCCAATGTCTGCGGCTTCAATATATGCGGTTCCGTCTTCGCGATATTTGATTACCTCTTGATGTTCTACCACCTTATGGTTCTGAATGTCAAGCCTAATCTTACCGAACTCCGGCCCCATGATTCCCCGGCACACGTGCACCAATAGTGCTAGTGCGTCCGCGTTGTCCGGGGATTTATGAATCCGCTTCTTCATGGCCGCCTTGGGTTCCACGGCAATTCGGGTTCCGTTCATGGTGTAGAGCCGGGATTTAAGCTCGACGATAGTTGTCGGGTCGAGGCCATAAAGTTGGCGAGCATTGATTGCCAGTTTCATACATCCCCAAAGCTCGGAGACCTTGTTGCTATATTGCTGACATGCCTCTTGATTCTGCAACAGGCCAATGGGCACTTTGCTCGCCATACCCGCGAAGCTGACCGTCTGGAAGTCCGTGCCGACATGCTGGGCGAGGATGTCGATGAAACCAGTACCTCCGGTTACGTCTACGGCAAGGTACTTACTTTCAACCCCGTTGGCCCGGAGAATCTCTCCAACTTGCTGGGCGATGTCGAAGTTCCTTTGCTTCATCCGTTCCTTGTCGGACGTGGATTTAAGGAGATAGGTACGGAAGACTGCACAAGCCCAGAGGCCCTCGACAGTCCTCCCAACTTTGGCGAGCTTCAAACATGACTGGTCTCCGCCGTTGGTGTAGGCAGGGTCGAGACCCGCTATCGTAATCAACTCGCCGTCTCCCCAGACGGGCATGGCATCCGCGCCACTGCCGTAAATTTCAGCCTCCGACATTAGCGAACCTTCTTCCGTATCGTCTGAAAAGGTAGCCCGGTGGAACCGCATCACAAACGGACTATTCTCCCCATACTGTTCAATCGTTTGCTGAACGATGTCCAACGGGGTGTAGAAGCTCCAATCCTCGCGGCCATATTTGATGCGGGGGTTCTGGGTGTTATCGAAGCGGATGTAAATCCCGTCCTTGGTCTCCCACTCGTATTCCTCAAAGATGTCAACGCTGTTCCACCCGTCCTTGGGCATAGCCATAACACCAAAGGCATCGGTGCGGCTCTTGGGGTTAGAGGCGGCCATCAGGGTAGGAGGCGTGTCCGCTCTGTTGGTGATGAGGTTGGTACGCCACACCTCGACGAGTTCAATCGGCAATTCGGAAAGCTCGTCGTAAAAGACGTGCATGTTCTTTGCCTTAATACCGATAAATCGGCTACTGGGGTCGCCGACATTCGCGCAGGGGATAATGGAGATGCCGCGGGAATCGTCAATATCTCCGTCCTCGTTCACGCCTTTAATCTGTCCCTTACCATCAACGAGCTTACCCGGAAATTCCTTGCGCCACAACCGTTTAATATCCTTGAAGATACGTTTCTTCGCACCTTCAATAGTAGTCGAGGTGACTAGGCAAAGGGTATCGACGGGGTCGGCCAGATAGAAGAGCGTCGCCATGATAGCCATAGATAATGACTTCCCAGAGGACGAGCCTCCACCCATGATGACCACATCATATTTGCACGCGGTTTCAATCATCCGTTCAATCCACGGCGTCCAGATAATGGGAGTAGGACTGCCCTTGTAATTCCACAGGAGATTGATGGCGTTCTTAGCGTGTCCATACCTGCCCAGCCCTCCCTTCTCTTCGGGCCATGCGTATTTGAAGCACCAGAGTTCGATGTCAAGCTCTGATACTCCGTACTCCCATTGTCGTCCGTAGCGGGTAAAGTGTCGTGCCATGCTATATCCTTTCTATATCCCAGTTGTCGAGGGTCAGTGTGTGGTCATCGTTCAGTTCCCGGTACGCGTACAATAGAATGAGAAGAGCGTCCGCGTTCTGTAGCGTCACCTTCGCGCCGGGGAAGTTCTCCATCGCGATGCGTTTCAGGTTGTTCTTCCACTTCGTGCGGTCCCGGGCGGTCAGGCCCGTATCATACGCGCCCATAGCCCGCATCCATACGATTGGGGAAACCTTTGTGACGGTGTACCCCGCCGCCGCGGCGTAACCGAGGACCTTCCCGGTTGCCTCTCCCAATACGCCACTACTTCTCGGATTGGACACCTTGCCGCCTCCGCTCATGGCATAGCTCATCTTCTCAATGTACATGATACGATGACGGCTACGTGGCAGTTTGTTCAATATGATTTCCAGTTCCCTTTCGTCTTCTGGCATGTGCTTTATCCAGATTTTCTTGCTCCGGGTGTCCGCGAGTACAAGGGCGCCGTGGGTTCCGGGGTCAACTCCTACTAGTTGCATAGGAGAATATATCCCACAAAGTCCAGAAGGTCAAGCACAAAAATAAGACGGCCACCATAGCGTACTATGATGGCCGAATGGAACGTGCTCCTTTTTTACCCGCAATGCGGTGCTACGGGATAAACCCGTCAGAGCCGGGAGGGGGTTACTTGGTCACCGCGGAAAGGAGGCCCATCTCTTGGATGGCTTCAACCTGTCCTTCCACCGGGTGCGGCTTGAACTTGAGGAACGCTTTGGCGTAGCTGTTCTTACCGTCACGGGAGACGGCGCGTTGTGCACCAATCTGCACACGGAAGGGCAGGGAGCCGAGCTTACTACCTTTCAACATCATGAACTGAATGAAGGGAGCACCAACGCCCGTGTACTGGTTACCTTCCGGGGTGTATCGTGCCAGCGTCCACTGGTCGCCCATGAAGTCAATAGTGAAGAGAGCGTCAAGGTCATCCTCGGTGGTACTTGCGTCCTTAATACCCTGCGGCTTCTTAACCAGTAGCCACATGGCAAGGGCACGGTTGACCTGCGACTTGTCGAATCCTTCTGCTTCATACTCTTCCTTCGTATTCCACGTCTTAGCGTAAACGCCGGGCTGACGTTCGTTGTACGGGATGTATTCGCGGAAGAACTTACGAGCCTTCAATACGATACATTCAAGAGGATTATTGCGCTCGGCAACGACCAGACCGTTGAGAAGGAACGCGCCCAAACTGCCAATCGGTTCTTCCAATTTGGCTTCATCACAAGAGGCTTGCCACAGTTTGAGGTAGGGAATCTGGATGTCCGAAGCGTCGGTCTCGCCCTCGAAGGAGTGGTATTCCGTAGCGGTTGCGAGTTGATTGGGTTCGGGAGTTCCCAGTTCCAATGCGTCATCTTTGGGTTCGGTATTTTTTGTAGCCATAGTATTCTTTGTATTCGTGGTTTGTGTTTGCGAGCTTCTTTACTCGGTGAATCACTCGCGGCAATTTCCGAAACAGAACATATCACAAGTCCGTGAAATGTCAAGAACTTTATTTGATTTTGAGCAAAGCCATCGCGCTCGTCACTTCTTTCACTACTCCAAGTTCTTGAAGCTCTTCGAGTAAGGATTCCTTGGCCTCCTTCATCTCGGCACGGGTGGCTCCTTCAACTTTGTTTTTATCTACCACCATGTCAAGAAGCTTCGACACAGGGAGGCGGGAGATGCTGTCCAGAATTTCCTCTGGGGAAATATACTGCTCGACGTAGGCACGGAAGGCATCGTTGTCCACCTTCACGGTATTACCTCGCCGTGCATACTTCCATCCGGGAACATCAACGCCGCAAGCGAAGAGGGTCTTGGCATAGTCCTTATGCACCTTGTTGGCCTCCGCGATAATGTTCGCAAAGGAAAGAAGGGAGCCAAGGGTTTCCGGATTGTCCATCGCCGTACCGACGTTATCAATCATCCCTTCGGCTAGGTCCTTGTCCTTCAACACTTTGAGCGAGAAGTTACGGGCCATGCTGGTCACCTTCTTGCACTGTGCAAGCCGGGAACAGTAGGGGCAGACGTGCGGAGAGGAAGAGTAGGCATAGGGATTCTCGGCGTCACGGCAATGGCGGGCGATGACTGCGCCCATGCTTTCCCTCGCGGTAGCTTCATCCATAGGGACGACAGACATATCCGTGGTGAACTTCGGACCCTTACCGTCGCGGTAGAACGCCGCAATCTTCATGCTTTCGGTCTGGCTGGGTTGTACCACCGCAAGGATAATACGCTTACATTCAGGGCGTTCTGCCATTTCCAGCAAACCATAGTAGATGAACTGGGTATTCTCGGCAGGGTCGGATACGGGGACCATCCCCATTTTGTAGTCGATAATCATGGAAGTATCGCCATGCCGGACAAGAACGTCAGCCGTTCCGGTTTGTGCTTCGTCGTCTGGGTTGAAGACGATTCCTTCAAACTTATGTTCCGGGAGTACTTCTACCTTGTCCGTTTGTACCTCGGTTGCGAAGATGGACATGAGCCTATCCACCATGTTGGATGCCGCAGTGTAGAGGATGTGTTCATGCTTGGTAAGAAGGGATTCTGGGTTCTTGGTTTCGAGGGCCGCGTGAACACGGGTTCCAATGGCCGCCGGGGAGAAGTCATCCTCTTCTTCCTCTTTAGTCACGGGGCGTGGGACATATCCGGGACAGGTAGCGAGCAATGCCATCTTACTCGGACTGTACTTGCTGTGAGTGTTGGTTTCGTTATTAGCCATTTGATGTTAATGCGTTAAGACAAATTTCTTTTGTGTTGAGTGCTTGAATAATTCTTTCTTCCACCGTACCGGAGGCGGTCACGATGTATTGCAATGTGTGTGACTTTGCACCGAGACGGGCGATACGTCCTTGTGCCTGTAGCAAATTGACGATTGCGTAGTCCGGCGAGATGAGTGCGGCGCGGGGGTGGCCTCCCTCGGTATCGTGAAGCGATACCCCAGTTCCTCCTGCACTAATCTGCACGAGAGCGAGAGGAACTTCATTCCGTTGGAACTTGTCCACCTCTTCCTGTCGGTTCTTCCCAGTCACCGCTCCACTAATCTCGGCATAAGCGATTGTCTTACCCGATTTATTGTTAATGAGTTCCGAGAGTGTGGAGAGACTGTCGAGGAAGGACACGAAGATGGCGACGCTATATCCGCTGTCCAGAAGTTCAACTGCCTTCTCTGCCATCGTGGGGAGCTTAGCCAATTCAGATTGCTGGCGAAGCCGAAGGAGTTCAACGATAGCAGGAAGTTCGATTCCCTTCTCGTTAGCCCGTTCGATGGACTGGTCCCATGATTTGTCCAGCTTGTCAAGTGCTTTCTGCAACTGTTTAATCTCTCTCATGCCTTTCATGTCTACGTCCACGGACAAGTACTCGATTCTATTCTCGGGGAAGAATGTGTCAAGTCTATCCTTGTCAATCTCTGTCATAACCCCAGCAGTGAAGAGCTTTTGTTTCAGGCTCTCCATCATGGCGTGGTTACGTGGGTTGAGCTTAAACTCGATGCCTCCCCAGAAGCTATCGGTGCATCCGTGCATGCGTGCCCAGAGCCAGAACCCACGCCGAGGGTCTTGAATCCACTTGGCATACGTTGCGGGAACGCTCATGTCAAGAGGGGAGACGAAGGGAGTGGCAGAGAGCATAATCGTCGGAAGTCCTTGATGGGCCGCAGTTAATGCCATGATGTTGCTTTGGCTACCATACGTTTTGGCCTTATGGCTTTCATCAAGGACCAGCAAGGAATCGTCGGGAAGGGTCCAAGCCCCGAAGACTATCCGGGACTTGGGAACCTTTGTAGGGCGTTTGTAGTAGGAGGTACTCCCCCGGCGCACCTTCTCCCATGAGAGGACATCCACCGCGTCCGCTCCTTGCTGTTCAATCGCTCGCTTCCATTGGGTCACTACGATGGCAGGGCAGACGACGAGAAGTCTCTTGCCCATAGCCTTCGCGGTTTCGATAGTAACCAATGTTTTCCCCGTACCTGTGCAGGATTTATTTATCACATAGCCGTGCCGGGTAATTGCATCCACCATATCATGGATGCAATCCTCTTGGGGCGGGAATGGAGTAAGCGCGTTCATTATTTTCTGTACTTGTCCATGATTTCAGGTTCGGCAAGGAGCGGAAGGGAAGAAGCCCACTGCGGAGTTTCTTCCATTATCTGTTCGATGCGCTGGGCGTATTCCTCGGCACGGTCAGCCGGAACCATCACTACGGCTTCGTCATGCACGAGAAGGATAGGTTGCGCACCCTCTAATTCCTTGCACAGGCGGTTGAACGTGCGGACCATGAGGTCACGTGCGATTGACTGGATGTTATTATTGCTAAGGAGGTTAGTATTAACAATGGAGGACTTGTATCCGAAATCGACGCAGGTTGCGAAATAGGGACGACGACCGTCCTTGGGTTGAATGAGTTTCTTGTAACAGTTACGATAATAGAGCTTCCGGCCAGAGGGAAGGGAGAGCGCGAAGCTATGGGAGGGGGTACGATAGCCGCGAGCCGCTAATGCGTCCAACTCTCTCCACCATGCCACCACTTCTGGGCTACGACTGCGGTACATGTCCACAATCGCTTGGCACTGGTCCCTGTCCATTCCGGGGTTCGAGCGTTGAATAGCCTTCCATCCAGCACTAAAGCCGCAAGCAAGTACCCCCGCCTTCACATGCTGACGAAGGTCCGCTTGCCCCGGAGTTTCCTTGCAGTACTGTTTGAAGTCCTTGACATCCGCGGGGATGAGGCCCCAACCTTTCGCGTTAGCGGCATAGATGTCCTTCTCACCAGCACGGAGGGTATCAAGAATTTTCTCCTGCCCGCAGAGCCAAGCGGTCAGACGTGCTTCAATCCCGGCCCAGTCACATACCACGAGCTTATACCCTTCGGGTGCTTGAATGGCGTTGCGCTGGTTAAAGCCCAGAACGTCTTCACGGTTAAGCTGTTGCAGGTTGAGCTTGTCGCCCCCGGCAGTCCAACGACCCGTACTTGCGCCACAGTAGGTCAGCGTATAGGGGAGACGTTCTATCCCTTCATGGTCAGTATAGACGCGGGAAAGCATACGCTCGGTAATGCTAATCATGCGGTTCACGCTCCTGTACTTCCCGATAAGAGTTACCCACGGAACGAGGTGGCCATACTCTTCCAGCCAGTCCGTAAAATCTTCGCTGGACTTGCTGGTGGTTGTGGGGGGCGGGATGTTCAGTTCCTCGCACGCTCTACGTAGTTGGGGAATGGAGAGTTTCTTTTCAAGCGGGATAGCTTCCTTGTATTCCTCCTGCGCCTGATGGAGTTTCTCCAATCCGTCAAGAAGATACTGACGGGAAGTAGGAACTCCGCGCCATCCCATGATGCAGGTATTGAGCCAGCATTCCCGTTCATCTTCCGGCCAGAAGTTCTTCATCTTGTCCCACACGGCGAGACAGTAGTAACTATCGCCCGCCACGTATTCCTTCATGTCGTCTGGGATGACTTCCATCTTGCGGAAATCAACGCCTTCGGCCTTGGCTCGGACCTCCTTGCTAACCTCTACACCCCAAAGCTTTGCGACAATCTTGTCAAGAGAGCCATAGATGGCGAGATAGTTGGAAGCGGCACGGGAACAGAGCCACTCCTTGAAGGGCGGCTGGAAGCTTGGCGTGCACGGGATGCCCTTGGCCCCCGGCGCGTGAAGTGCGAAGAGGTAAACGGCATAGTCGAAGCTGGCGTTAAACGCGACGAGGGTTTTGTCCTTCGTAGTTTTCTCCCAGTCAAAATCCTTCGGATGTCCTACCCAGCAATACTTCCCGTCATAGACGGACATGATGTATGCGTCGAACCGTGGGTCCAGACAGTAGGAATGCGGGTCCATGAACTTGAGGGAATATTTCCCTTCATAATACGTTTCGAAGTCAACGGCAAGAGTATCGCCTGTGAGTTTGGTCTGGTCGTCTGTAATCTCCATTTCATACCCCGGAATGCGAGGCAGTGAAAATGATATAGGGGGGTGGTCTAATTCTTCGTGCATTAGTGTTTGGGTGTATTTAGTTGTTCCTTCGCTTGCGCGTAGTATTCTTGTGGGGTGCTCATAGGAATTCCGGCGGTTCTGTCCTTCTTGTACATCTTCACGGCACGGTTCATGCGGTTCACGACTTCCCGGCATTTTTCGTTTGTGAGGAATATCCAATCCTCAAAGGAGAAACCTTCATCCCGTCCGGTCGCCGCGACGAGGCGCAATGCGAGAATGGCGATGTCGGTTGCCTCCTTTACGCGGTCCTCCGCGTCAGCTTCCCGGTATTCTTCAATCTCCCACAGAAGATGGCGCAGGAGGTCAGCGGCTGATTCCTCTAATCCCATATAGGAGAAGTGGGAATCAACAGTTTGGGCGGCGATGGCAATTTCGTTATACATAGTTTAGAGTGATATGATTATGAAGAAGAGAGTGACCAATGTTGCGGAGAGGCCAAAGATATTGACGTTCATGTCCCGGCTACTCCGTTTCAATAGTTGTGTGAGGGTGATGTAGATGAAGGACCACACCCACAGAACGATGAGGACGAGAATGAGCGAGAAGATGAGGGAGGCCAGTAGGGGCATACCATTGACCAGAAAGCCCATAGATAGGGAGAGGTAATAGATGCCTATGTAGGGGGATAATTCTGCTAGGTCTTTCATGATTAGCTCTTCATCGCATTATAGAGGCAGAGTATAGGGACTAAGTAGAAACCAGCGGCGGCGACCGCCCCGAAAAAGAAAGAATCCTTCTTCGGAATGGAGTTCACCGTAACAACAAAGAGAATTTGAAGCACGTGACTGCCGAGTACCGCTAAGAAGCACGTCATCCACGAATATTCAGGAGAATACACTTTAACCACTAGGGTAAGGACAAAGGGTATGAATGAGAGAACCGGAAGCATCTGCTCCAACGTGTCCTCGAGGTTATCCCTAAATCTTTGAGAGTATGTTGTATCTTCCAATGTCATAAGTCTTTTGGGCATAAGAGGTTAGATTTAGTATTCACCTTCTTCTTCCTGCAAGTCGATAATCCAGTCAAGACTGTCGATGCACTTGTTCAGCTGGTCACGCTTCTGGCTAAGCTCAAAGCGTTCGCGGAGGTTCTGGTTCTGCGCCTTCAAGTTGGCGAGACGTTCATTGGACGGGCGGCCCAGCTTCTTGCCATTCTTGCTATAGCCGGGGCGAGGGGAATCCGCAACCGTGGTAACGTGCGTATTCTTCATCAAGTTGCCAAGACCATCAAGGAGATTGATTAGCTTGACAATGCGGTTGTGGTTATTGCGAAGGGACTTCAATTCCGCTTCGGCTTTTTCCACCTGTGAGCGAAGCTCGGATTCAAGAGCTTTCAACTCGGTAATCATGTTGTCGTCGGTCGTAGTCATGTTTATTGCTGGTTTGCTTTTATTATTCTATGGGATTAGCGGAACGGGATTGGCCCCGCCCCGGAATCCCGGTGACGAGGCCAATGTATCATAGCTTAGATTTTTGTCAAGAAGTTTTTAGAAGAAATTTTTGAGGGAGTTATAACTCGCTTACTATCCTACAATTACTTCTTGGCGTTGTTTGTCCTGTTCTTCCCATTCAGGGAAGTCCCGATACCAACGGGCCTTAGTACTGTCGCTTGCGTACTTGAGCCAGTCCTCTACATGGAGGAACCTCATGCGCCGTCTTCCTCCCGACACCTGTTTCGTTTTCCACCATGCTTCGTCTTGGAAGTAAGTGGTGATGGCGGTCTTGAACCCTGCGAGGGACTGACGCTTAGGAGCGTTAGCGGAACGCGGCTGGTCTGTTACTACTCCGGTATCTCGGATGGTGTAGAGAATATGCAGGAGAGCTTGCGGCCCCGTATAGGAGATGGGAATGTGCTTCCACAAAGGATTGCCCTCCTTATCCGTATCTACGTCCCAATCAACCGGACGAAGCTGGGTCACAAGGGATTCCTCCGCGGATTCCCGCATGCCATACTTGGTGTTTATCTCTTGGGACTTCTGCACCACCATGCTTACAAGTTCGCTAACATCCTTGCTTAGCGAGTGGTAGTTCTCATACACCTGCGCCCATAGTTGCTGTATATCTATGGAATCACGAACCTTCTTCGCCGTAGCTAGGTCCCCTCCCATACTGCGGACATAAAGGACAGAGTAGCGGCGGTTCCCCGTGGCATCCGTCAGTGGGTTGGGGTCGTTGGATGTACCAATGAACACCGCCTTCGGCTTATACATCCGCTGGTCACGCTGGTATGCCGCACGGGTCTTGGCGGGCTGAATGTCAAGTGCATTCTTCACTTTGTTCGCGTCCTCCGGGTTGGAGAGGATTCGGTCAATCTCGTCCAGCTGGATAACATGGGTACTGCTCTTCTGCACGATAGCATCCTTCTCATTGTGGATGTCGAAGCTACTCGTGAAGCATCCGGGATAGTCGGCAAGAAGCTTAGAGGCCCAGTAAGATTTACCGCTACCTTGGCTACCAATGAAGATGGGGCAGAAGATGGGGCACATGTTATTAACATCTTCCATCGACTTCTCCATGTGGTCGAGGACCGTGTAGAGCCATGTACGGAGCACGAAGTCCAGCCACTCTTCTTCGGTATAGCCTTCCGGGGCCATGCCTTCTTCCAGTTCAAGAGTACGGATGTACTGCCCCACTCGGTCAATACCATCCCAAGGTTTTACGCACAAGGTGGATGCGAGGGGGTGGTAGAAGAAGTTGGTGGAGATACTGCGGAAGGTTGCGTCCAGTTCGTGTTGCAATTTGGAGGTAGCCGTTCCTACTGCCAGATAGCTGGCCCACTTGCCCGCGATGTGGTTCACGAACTCCGGGTCGTAAGGATAGAGCCTTCGGCTCACGAGGTCCAGCACCAGTTTAGTCTCATTAGCTACATCGGTCACAATGCGGAGACCAATGGAGGCAAGAAGGAAGCTAACATTAACGAATGATACGGAAACGATGTCCTTCTTGGGGTCCTTCATGGGGAAGTCGAGAGTAGCCCAGCGTTCAGGTTTCTTTGCCTGATAAGCCTTCCCCTCCGGTAAGGGTCCGGTCTCGGCAAGGATTTTCTTTAGCTCTGCGTCGGGGTTATATATCTTATCCAGCAAGGATTCAGATTCAGCATCCGTAACCGGAGGGGTTATGGTGGCAATGTCTCTGTTCTCGATGTCCAGCACATACATGCGGAACAGGTCATTCATGCTCTTCACCTTCCGGTCCTTGTCCTGACAGGAGCTATGGAGGCAATGGAACCATGAGGTAGATGGGAAGTCCCGGACAATGTTGAATTGCAGGTCACGGTCGGCACGGTGTCCCGTGCATACGCTTGCGCACGCGGGGCACATGCCGTACATGTGATTCCCCTCCCAGCGCATTGCCCGGAAGCCCTCGGCCTGTTCGGTGTAGCCATTATCGTCCAGCCACTTGGGGAACTCGGAGATAAGAAGGGGAAGCGGGTCCCGCTCGGTCAGGAGGTCATCCTCTGCCGCGGGAGCCACGGTTTCCTTGGTAGCCCGTTCGACCAGACTGGCGAGGGAGGGCACGGTAAATACCTGCGGCGTATCTTTAGCCCGTTCCACCAACTCCCCGTGGTAGAGGAACTGCAACCGGGAGATGTCCTTACATGCGGGGTCGCAGGTCAGACCGGAGAGGTTGTACACTTGGTCCCACAGGTATTTGCAGATTAGCTGGTGACGTGCCTGTCGGATGGCCGCGACGTACTTGCCCATATCCGGGATATGGGAATCCGTGGAATCCGCGGAACCCAAGGGTTCCGGGGGTTCCGAGATGTTGAGAGCCTCGCGTGCCCGTTCATCGACTTGGACGAAGAACTTGAACCCGCCACTGGGGCTGACGTACCCGAACAAGTAACCGGGCAAGTGGGAGAGCTTATCCTCGGCAATGCGTTTAAGTTCCTCCGTAGTGGCGGGGTTCGTATCTTCATCCTTCTTCTTTAGGTCAATGTCCAGACCAATGATGCCGGAGTGGGACCAGAAGGAGATAGCCCGGCGCAATGCGGTACGCGGGTCAACGGTCTTCTTATTCTCGCCCAGCATAGATGGGACGGAATGGAAGATGACAGAGGGAATGAGGGCGGGAAGCGCGTTCTTGACCTTCACCTCACCGTCAGGGCTGTTCTCCTTCCATCGGGTATAGACCTTCTCATAGGCGGGAGCCAATGGCGCACGAAGCGGCCTCCCGGCTTGCTTGTCGAGAAGGAGTGATAATTGGAGACTTGTCTTTAACCGCTCGTCCGCGATGTCGTTACTGCGGAGGAAGTTAATGAGACAGTCGATTGTAATTGCCTGTGGATTCTTTCCGCTTCCGGTAAAGACGCGGGGAGCGTTACTCCGCTCCAACAAATCCCAAGGCGTGGGGATTAGAGTAATGGATTGCATACTTTTATGAATGAGGCCAGTGGGGCGTGGACGGCGTATTCCACACCCTGCGGCCTATGGTTTGAATTGCCGTCCGGAGGTCGAACGGTGTCCGAGGCTACCACGGGTTCCGGGGGTTGTCAAGTAGAATCTACGGCCTATAACAAGCACGTAACAAGCAATATTTAGAGTAGTTGTTACGGTAAGTGATTGAGTATATACGACTTAACAACTATAACAAGCATAACAAGCAAAAACCGTAGTTAAACGTGTACGCACTTCGTCCTCGTGCCGTATGGCGGTCGCGCTATGCGCTCCGCGGACCATGTTTTTATGATAGGGATAGGGCTAAATCGAAGAGGTATTGAAACTGAATGAGTTAGCGTAACAACCCCTCTAAATCTTGATGTAAGCTATTGAGAGCCAAGGACTTAACAACTGAAGCACGAAAGAGGTTGTTACGCTGGACCATTGAAACTGAATGAGTTAACAACTATAACAAGCAAACAAGCAAATTCTACAGACTCTATATATGTGTATATAAGGCCTCCCCTATACCCCTCTTTTCTTATATAACTACTATTTTTGCTTGTTTTGGTTGTTATAGTTGTTAAACTATTAAAAAAGAAGGGGTTAGCGTAACAACTACTCTAAATCATGCTTGTTATAGGTTGTTAGTAGATGTTACAAGATTGAGAATGAATGAATTAAGAGAACAGCATTGGGCGTCAGCCACTTATGAGTATGGGATTCTCCGGCTAAAGAAAAACCCTTCGGAAGCAGGACATGCCTACCTCCGAAGGGCTACGCCTTGGGAACATCAACCTAGGAGATGGGTGACAGGAGGGCGTTGCTTCGAGTAGGTCTTACTTCTTACCTTACTGCCTACCCTCCGCGCGTTGCCCTCCTGTCTGGCCGTATAATACCAGCCCCATCGAAAAAGTCAAGACAATCCTCTGCCAATATGTTATTTTGTTATGCACGCGTATATACGCGCCCACATGTGTGTACGCCCCTTTTCCAAATCCCCTGAATTTAATCGAGGGTCCTACCCTAGAACGCGCCGCACGGGGCGGTCCGCTACAACTATCCACCCGGACCCCGTCCCCTCCTTCTACCCCGCCACACTGGATTAAATTCGTAAACGCGCCATCACACCAATTTCCTCTTGACTTTCTCCCCTGATGTGGTATGTTGCACCTGTTCGCTCCGAACGGCAACCGAACCAGCTAAGCTCAATGCTTCTGGCTATCCCAAGCAAGGAACTTGCTCGCCACAGGAGCGGACTAAACACTCTCCTTTCTACTGGCATTTTCCATAGTTACGCCCGTGGGTAGTCTCGTCAAGCTACCTGCGGGCTTTTTCTTTACCGCCAAATCCGCGAGAGCCGCTCCGTCGCATTATGCCCGCCGTGCGCAAATTTGGTCGATGGTAGTGCCCTATCCCCTGTTTCATGACTAATGTACCATCTCGCTACCTATACCCCGTCACACTCTTGTAAATTTGCCCGAATTTAATCGAGGGTCCTACCCTAGAACGCGCCACAACCGCTGGTCCGCTATAACTGCCCGCCCGAAGGGTATGCCCGCCTTCTGGGTCGATACGTCCCCCCGTGGAATGGCCGCGTGTCGATTTTACTTGACATAGAGGGAATGGGGTGCAGACCAGATGAGGCTGAAACAGACCAGAAGTATATCCCGCCCGTGGAATGGCCGCATGTCGATTTTGCTTGACATGCCCAGAAGGGTACTCCCTCCCCCGTACCCCACGGAAAAAATTTGACCCAACTATTTACTATGGGCCGCGCGCAACCCCGGAGCCTGGGAAACCGTGGTGGTACTTGGTATTTCTTGGCATCCAGTTTCCCCCTATGCCCACGGAATCGGTGCATCACGGAACCTTTTTGCCCCTGATTGCACCGGAATCGGTATGTTTCAGGGGCCTGCCTATCTCCCACATGCACCGGAATCGGTAAGACATGCCACCGTGTTGCAACGGGAATGGTGCATTGCCTGCCCTGAACTGCCCCTGCCCCTGTCACGGGAACGGTACGCCATGCAACCCATTGAATCCTCGGAATCTGTTGCAACCGTTTGAGCATGTGGGACTTGTAGGGAAACGGTGTGCCTTGGTCTCCTAGGAATCCGAGGGTGCAAAGTCTGTTTCCCATTGACACCCTGATATGCGTAACTCGTTGATACTCTAAGCAATCCGCTTCCATACTTCGCATAATACATATAATGCAAAATCGGCAAATGGTAATCCTACTAATCCGATAGGGATTGAAATTGAAGGTGCTGGAGAAGGCAGAAAAGGGGCAGGGTCTTGCCCTCAAATTGTTCAACTCTGGACGGGTTAAGTATCAACAACATGTGAAGCATACCCATGCGGGTATAGGTATCCTTCCCTTCATTAATAGTCAAATATCGGACTAAAAGTTTTACAATTTTGTAAAGCCCCTATATCTGGTATGTCAAATTGTCACGCCCCTATATCTTGCGTACCTGTAGAAGTGCAATCGGCAGGCGGCCAGTCCCTGCGGTTTTGCCGTCAGATAGTCAAATATCGGACTATCTATCTTCAAAGATTGTTAGACCAAACTTAAAAGTTAGGCTGGACTTATAAAGTTAGTCCAAACTTAAAAGTTAGGCTGGACTTATAAAGTTAGACGGCACTTACAAGGGAGGAATGTTTAAGAATCCTTAATAGTTATGAATCCTTAACTATCTTGAACCCGTTGAACCCGTTGAACCCGTTGAACCCGTTGAACCCGTTGAA